GGATAGGAGACCATGTCGACGGTGCCCGACTCGCCAGCACCGGCCTTCTGGCAATTCTCATTGACGGACGGCCATTCGAGAACGGAAACGAGCGGAGCGCCCGATGCGCGCTTGAGGTGACGGTGCCAGCCAGGGGAGCCGATCAAGCGGCGCACGAAGGCATCGATGTTGTTCGGATGCTGTGTGATGAGGAAGAAATCAAAACCACGGCGGCGATGCTCTGCCAGCATCTTGACGTAATCGGGAACAGCATCCTTTCCCGAGCGAGCGGGGAAGTCGTTGTGACATTCATCGAACAGAAAAATCGCACCATCGGGCACGGTTTGCCAGTCCTTCACGTCGATCTTTTTCCAACCGAAATCAGCGACCAACTCAAAGCGCCCGTTGTAGTAGACGGGCCTCGATTCTTCGAGCGACTTCTTACGCACGTCGCGGAGCGTTAAAAGGGTCTTGCCAGCGCCATTAGCGCCCGTGGTCAGGTAGATCATGCCTAGCCCTTGCGAAAGCGCTTATGCACGCCGTTGATGCCTTGGAGCGTCATACGCATGACCATGGCGGAAAAAATAATGTTAATAGCCTGGCCAACACCGAGATAGGCCAGCAACGACACCATGTCAGCCGGCAAGCCGTGAATGGATGAAAGCACCTGCGACTTGAGCCAGGAAATGGATGTATCAACGCCCTGGTACGTGATGACGGAAACACCAAGCGCGATCAGCGCCTGAATGATCATCGAACGCGATGCGTTGATGAGAAGTCCACCGATGGACGCGAGAAAGAGCGGCATGTTATGACCTCCGACCGATGACAATTCCCGCCGCCGTGAGGTACGACAGCGCCAGCAAAATATTCTTGAGGTAGACCATGACGGGGCACACCACAGAGAACCCAATCACGATAGTCTTACCCCATACGACAATCGTTCTGTCAGCGATGCATGCAGCACCGCCGATTGCGTCGGAGCTATCAAAGTCACCAGGACCGACACTGACGATCTGATTACCTGGGAGCGTGCCGGTCTGATCGCCGGTCTTAGCTTTCTCCGAGGTGTAGAGCGTGGCCTCGTCGGTCTGCTTGTTCATCAAACAGTTTTGCCGGTACACCTCTTGCGCAATTGCACCCTGGATGGCATCGCCGTTGAAAGTGAAGCCGGCAGCGCAATCACCGCCGAAGCTGGACTTCTCAGGCGTGCAGCCTGGAGCCTTAGGGTTATCGGCGCAGTAATCAGCCTTGGACGTGTCCTGAGTTTTTGTGCCCAACGGGTTGCCGCTGGCATCCTTGTAAGTCGTCGTAGTGCTGCAAGTCGTGCCGGTACACGTCGTTTGCTCTGACTGGCTTGTCGTGCCCGAAGGAGCACCAACTATCGGAGGCGCAGACGCGCCCGGTGTGGGCGGTGTTGCCGTGGTGGTCTTAGGTGCATCGACAGAAGACGATGGAGGGACACACACCTGAACACCATTGACAGTGCCAGGGTACTCACCCTGTTTACACGTCACGACAATTGAAGACGGCTTAGGCACCATGCTACAAACAGAGGCCGACGTACCAGAGCATTTAAAAGGACCGTACAGCTCAGACTGACCACCGCCCGCAGCACCGCCAGACCCCTCGATGACGTAGCCAGCAACACACGCCGTGAGCGCAACGGGACCATAGTGCACCAGTGGCACGCGACCAAAGGTCAACCCATCAGCTATGGCCTTGCACTCAACGTCTTTTTCAGCCTGCGATTGATAGGTGCACGTCGTAGCGAACGCACTCCAAGGCTGCGATGCACTGACAGGTCCACCAGACGGCTGCGTGGTATAGGTGCCGCCATACTCCCCAGTCGTCTCATTCGCAAAGGTGACAACAACCACCCAGGTCAAACCGCCAAACGTACCGTTCCTTAGCGGAACATTGAGCGCAGCCGCCTGCCCTACGGTAGCGACACACGGCGTTTGACTGGCCTGCCAGCCCGTGGCAGCGCGTACGGGTACCCACACCATAGCCAGGGTAACAACCAGAAGTAGAGCAGCGCCTAGGCGGTAAAGATGAGCCATGCCGCCCCCAGGATTGCGATGATGACGAAAATTCCCATGGTGTGTGCCCTTTGCTAAACGCCAGGAATGACGCTTGGAAAAAGGCCCCGAGGCGTCCCCCGAGGCACCCCAGCGCTAAGGCTTAGGACAGGGCCCGGCGGACCCACTTGAAGGCCTTGAGGCCCACGAAGATCAGCAGCACCGCGCCGGCGATGGCGGTGATGGAGGCCATCTGCGCGCCGATGTCGGTCACGATGGCCGTCACGTCAACGGCAGCAGCTTGCGAGGCAGAAGCGCCGACCGCAAGGGCCAGCAGGAACGCGTTTTGTGCGTATTTCATGGTTCACTTTCATTGGTTGAAACACTGTCGGAATTCAAGGCGCGAATGAGCATGCGAGCAGCCCACCCAATCGCCCAGACCGCGAGGACAGCACCCGCGATTAATGAGCCGTCTTCCGTGTCGAGCTGGAGAGGCGGCAAAGAGAGTTCGTGCACGACAGTGACCGTGCACGATGTGGAGCATTCAATGACGGTAGGGTCAGCCATCAATGCACCTGCGTGGGCCGTAGCCAAGAGAACGGACCAGCGGCGTCCACTTGTCGCTCGTGGGTACGGACTCGAAAGAAGCTCTTAAAACTGTTGCCCACTGGCTGGAACTCAGCTGCGAAAAATTCGCCGGTGTCATGATTGACAAAACCGCCCCCCGTCGCAGGCTTGAAGCGGTCACCGGCCGCAGCATTGCCTTGCAGGTACGCAGGCCATAGAACCCAGCGCTTAATGTCAGCACCAGTTTTATCGAGGCCACCAATGCCATAGATACGAGCGCCATGGGGAAACTCCATCACGTTTTTGGTTTCGATTTTTGAGAGGTAGGACATGAGGTAGCCGATGGGCTTCACGGCCTTTTCGGTCTTGGTCATGCCATGGGGCCACCAGCCGCGCTTGTCGGCCTTGGGCATCTGATACGCGGGGTCAATCCAAAACACACAGTGATAGTGGATGACGCCCCGATCCTGTAATTCAGCAACCCACACGTAGCGCAGCGTTTTGCCGGAGGCGCGCTTGTACCAGTCACGCACGCGATTGAGGTAAGTAGTCATGTGCGTGGGCTTCCAGGCGCTGTTATCGCCTGCGTAGGTCAGGGTGACCATGACCTTATTTGCGCGGCGTCCTGCGGCGTTGTGAAGCGATTTCGCAGCAACGCCGACGCCTTTGCGCAGGCGGGTTACCCTGGCCTGCTGCTTGTCGATGGTGATTGCGTTTTCTGCGAACCAAATCACCGAAGGGAGACCCTCCGGGTTGATGTTGTACCCACCTGCGTGGGTTGTTGATACTGAGACAAGCCCAGCGGCGGCGCCTTCGGCGCTCGCTCGCTTTTGGGCGTGTGTATGCATCATGCGAGGCCTGCGAGTTGTTCGAATTGCAGAGCCATCTCGCAGACGGTGGCCTGCGTGTCGCTTTCGTCCGCCATGCGGCTGTAGACCGTGGCGGATGCGGCGAAACCGCGCAGCTTGAGCGCGTCGGCGCGGAGTTGGAGTTGATGCGCGGTGTTGGCATGACCTCGGGCCAGGTCAGCCAGTTCTGAGCCGTGAGGCTCGAACATGGACAGTTGACCTGGCGCGCTCATAACGAGCCCCCGACTAGCGGCTGGCGGCCAACAACGACAGTAAAGTCACCCTCAGCCGTTTCGTCAAAGTCGTGGAATGTGATGGAGGCTTGGACCGAATGCGGTCCACCCTCATCGGTTGAATGCGTGGCAATCACACCAAGCAGCGCGGCTTTGAGCTGGGCTTTAGCCTGCTCTTGAAGCACTGATAACAACATGGCGCACCCGCCTTACTGCGTTTTCTTCAGGGGGACGAGCTTGGGAGCCACCTCAAGGCCGTACTGGCCCATGTACAGGCTCGACGGGTGCAACTGGTATTCGCCGGGGGCGTAGGTCTTGGGCATGTTGGTCGCCTGGTCCACCTCGCAAACCAGCTCGACTTTTTCGGGGAAGGGATTCAGCTCGCCGGCCTTGTCGTAGGTGTGGGCGTAGGCCGTTTGGAAAAACATGTGATACGGCTTGCCAGAGGCTTTGCCGATACCTTTGTTTTCGCGGGTGTTTTGGCTGATAACGGTGAACTTGATCATGGTGTGGCTCCAATAAACGTTATCGAATTGATAACGTAGAGAAGCGTAATCAAGCGTTTACACACCGTCAACATTTTTGTTGACACAATGGCAACCTGTGATTACCAATTGACAACAAGGAGCATTTATGCCTAAGACGCTCGATTTACTAGACAAAGCAGCAGCGAAAGAGCCACACACCAGCAATGCAGAGTGGTGCCGCAGAATGGGTGTGCAGAGGACCGCGATCAACGTCGCCATCAACCGGGGACACCTGGCCCCTTTATTGGCCGGAAATCTAGCCCGTCTTATTGGCGAAGACCCAGTGAAATGGGTACTGTTAGCAGTGTTCGAAACAGCCCCTGATGGCGCACCAAAGAAAGCACTGAAATCGGCTCTCACATGGTGATATGCAGGCCGGAAATACTCATCAAATGCGCGACGCCCGTGG